TTACTCGTAGCAACAATAGATCCAGACCATGATGCATATCCACCAATGGACATATCTCCACCAGTGGTTACATTACCCTCAAGATGACTAGTACCTTGAACATGTAAATTAGACATTAAGTCTGTATCATTGCAGACATATAATTCTTTTTCTATCTGTACCTCTTGAAATGTTGAAATGCCTGGTCTAACTAGAAGGTTACCAGTATAAATTCTAACATCTCCGTTAGTAATCTCTATGTCAGTAGGACGGGAAGGTATTCCCTGTACATCAATAAATCCTGAACATATGACAGGATCTTCAAAATAATTTGTATCATCACCAATCTTATATGGTTTGTTTGCTATATCTTCTTTAGCACCACAATCAAATGAATTTGGATTAGACTCTGCCATAATTATGGTAATTTAAATTTCTTAGCAACATTTTTAAGATCGCCTATAATTTCTTCTCCTTCAAGTAGTCTCTTCTCTAAGTCTACATCTTTTATGGCATCATCCATTTTCTTAAGTATATTAGGTGTATTAGATGCTGTTAAGAAATCTTGTTTCAATTGATCCATATACATTGCTGTTGAATTAGCAACACCTTTAATTGTTTGCTCAACTGGCACATCAGGATGAGTTGGAATAGTATCACCTGCTAATGCAGCTAACTTATCACTAGAGAAATTACCAATAGTAGCAGCAGCACCCTTACCTACACTTCCAGTACCTATCATTTTAGTAAGTCCTGTTAAAGAATTACCGCCTGGTGTAACACCTAGAGCAGATGCTGCAGATGCTGTTAAAGTTTCTATATTACCAGTTAATACTTTATTACCAATACCTTTTATAGTATCCATAGCACCACCAACACCAGGTAATTGACCACCCAAATAATTTGATGCTGCACTAGCAATTGTAGTAGATCCAGGTATTTTATCAATTCCAGAAAGACCTAATGCACTACCTACTGGATCATCAATACCACCAGTCACTTGATTTACAAGATCACCTGCACCTGCACCTTTCAAAACATCACCCAAAGAATCACCAAGCTTTCCTGATAATAAATTAGATGCTTTCTGTAAAGGATTAATTAATTTAGATGATGCTTCTTTTATAGCATTTTCAACCGCATCAACAGCACCAGTTTGTTCACTTATACCTAAATCTTCTAAACTAAATCCATATCCTTTTAGTGCTCCACCAGCAACACCATCAAAACCACCTGGTGCTGCACCTGGTTTAGTATTTTGAGATTTGGGATCAAATACTTTTGCCAAAGTACTATCGGGTATAAAACTATTTTTAGTTACTTTAGCACCATAAGATTCGGGAACCATGTTCCCCCTTTTTGCTTGAACTTGTGCGGTATTTGCTTTAACATAAAAACGACCCACACCAGGATGCATGTTAATATTTCTACCAGCATTAAAATCAATATCTCTATCAGCACTGAACATAAAGTCCTTTGCTTGCATCCTTATCCTACCTCTAGGAGCACTTATAGTAATATCTCCAGTTGCTGCACATACTCTTATATCAATAGAATTAGGATCATTCTTATCACCAGCATTAATTTCAATAGACTTATCACATGCTATTCTACCCAATCCTGATCCATGACCATGTGCTATTAAAAATACTTCACCATTATCATTAGATGAATAAATCTTAGTTGGTTCAGGACCATCTCTTCCAACTCTAGGGCTGCCTGTTTCAATCCGAAAGTGACCTCCTCTCGAATCAATAACTCTTCTTGCCCAAGTAGATTCTGCTGCCATTTATTTTCCTACACAATCGATAACGGTAATAACTCCTTGCTGAGCTGCAGGTGGAATTTCTCCAAATACAGGTCGAAGCACAGCTCCTTCCCCAGTTTCAGAAAGAATTCTAATCACGGGTGGAACATCATACTTAAGGATATTTAGAACCCTTACTGCCTCGATTCCACCCGTATTTGGATTAACAACAAGATCAAAGACAGGTTTATCAGTAACATTTTGCAATTGAACTCTTTCTCCTGTTGGAACTAATTCAGTGAATGGATCAGGAACTAAAGTTGGATCATCTGAAGAAACTGAACCAGTAGGAGTAGGACCAATACCAACATCAGGATCTGGGAATCCTGTTGGGAATGTTGTAATAAAAACAGTCTCATCAATTTTATCACCTGGTTTATATCCAGTACCAGGATCTTCTACAAATACAGTAGTAACACCAACATTTACTGGAGGATCTTTAACTACTGGATATCCTTCTCCCACAGTATCAACAACTATAGCACCTATTGTACCATCAGTATTAAGAACAGCATGACCATGAGCACCATAACCAACACCACATTTATCTGTAAATCTAATAGCAGGTGGTGATTTATAATTCATTCCTGGTACTTTTAGATCTACACCAATAATACTAGAAGTTCTACTAATACCTTCTGCAATACCACCTAAACCAGAATTTTCAATAACTTTACCTAATACAACATTTCCAATAGCACCTATTCCTCCACCACCAAATATTTCTACCTGAGCATTTCCACAATTCTTTTTACCACCAGTACATGATCCACCACCACTCAATTCATCAATCAACCCTGATATTCTACCAGCACTTCCAAGTGTATTGCTTATACCAGATGGTATCAAATTACCAAAAGCACTTGTTACAGCTCCACCAATTCCTCCACCAGATAGTAAACTGGTTGCTGTACCCAATAACCCACCACCACTAGTAGCAGATCCCAACAATCCACTTATAGCACCAAGTCCACTAGCACCTTTAGCACTCTTTTGCAATTGACCAGAGATATAGTTGAATGGATCAGCACCTTTTTCCATTGGTCCACCACCAATCTCAAACTTCTTGACTGGTGGACATTTATCTTTATTAGTTTGTCCACAATCTAAGAATCCAGAAAAATCCTCTAACACGAACGCTGAGCTTCTTAAGAAATCAGCGATATCTACACCTTTACCTAAGATATCACTCAATCCACTTAAAGGAGATTTTAATCCATCACCAATACCATTAACCATATTACCAAGAAACTTACTGGTAAAGTTTGCACCAACACAACCTGCCATTCCAAGACCTGATGCAAGCAGATCTTTTAGCATATCAGATACAGTACCTCTTAATCCTTCTACTACCTTATTACCAACACATGCCAAAGAATTCTCAGCATTTTTAATTGCAGGTATTTGACCAACTTGAGATGCAACACCTGATGCATGAGCCATAGCATATGATTGAGGTGAGTTGCCCATTTGAGCAAATACTTTTCCAAAGGTATCTTTATATACTTTGTCCAATCCAGTCTGTAATTGTGGTTCTAAAAAATCATAGGTAGCATCCATCATACGACCAACAAATCCATTAGCCATTGACTCTACTTGATCAGCAACAGCATCAATTTCTGCCTCAAGTTTCATACCAGTCAAAGATAGATCTTCAACTCTCTGTGCAAGATCTTCAACTGCCTGTGACATTCTAGACACAGAGTTAGTGGTACAAGTATCTGGAGCAACTACAGGTCTACCTGCACCTGATTGATCTACAAATTTACCTTTTGTAGAACTTTTATTAGTAGGTTGTGTATTTAAATTTTGTTCAAGGGTTTGATCTATATTACCATCTTCTTTAGTTTCTGTTTTTTTATTTTTTGGGGTATTTTCTGTAAATGCACTACCAGGTTTAAACTTACCTGCAAACTCCTCATCGTAATTTCCACCACTAGCATGTCCAAAATGACCTATAATAGCAGGAACTTGAGCTTCATCACCATCTAAGAAAAATCCAAATACAATATCACCTTGCTGCAACATAGTAGAAGTTGCATAGTTAGCACCTCCTCCACCAGCAGTAGTAGGTAATAAAGCAATTGCCCAAGGCAAATCTATATCAGGAACATCATCAGTAAAAGGATGATATCCCATTATTCTAACTTTATATCTATTACTCCATCCTCCACCATCATCTACCTGGTCAGCTTGATCTTTCCTAGGAGCGACTTGACCGATCCACCAACGGAATCCGTCCCTACCTAAAAATTGACTGTTACCTAGAAAAGATTCTTCTACTGCCATTAGTCGTCGTATACTCTACATTCTAGTGAATCTGGATGATTGTCACAATAAACTTCTAGATGCTTATCTTCATGGCGTGTGTGCCAATCGTTTATCTTACCTTCATTAGGTACGACTTCTTCTTCTGTGTGATCATGAAATGCATCATTGTGCATCTTGAGGTCTTCTTCAGTATATTCAATCATACCATGATTTACATGCTCTTTATGATCCTTCGGATCAATATAAGATTCATGATTTAAATCGTGATTTGGAACTTTAGTTGCCATGTTAATCTCCAAATGTATCTCTGATAACTTTCAGAGCTGAATAAGATTTATTGCCACTTATAAAGTGACTAATTTCCTTAATGATATATAGACCACTTTGTGAATGGTCAATATCATTATCCGCACTAACTTGTGGGAATGTACACTTTATTATATCACCTGCTTCCAAATATACATTAAGTCCTACTGTCATTGTTAGCACTTGATTAAATATGGAGGCATATCTGGATATAGATTGACCAACATCGTCAAGACTTTGTTGATTAATAGCAGTTGAAGCTGCAGATACATTTATATCAGCAATTTCTTCTAAAGTTCCACAAGCATAAACTCCAGAAACAATCCTGTGTGCCATTTCTGGGTTGGGAATTTTTTCTGGTTTTGCTTCTTCCATTATTGGAGATTCTTCTGACCCCAATTTTTCTTGTTCAGTTTCTCCTTGAGGTTTGAAAACAGAATCTGTTGGTTTTGTAAACTCAAAAGTATATGGATTAAAATATATTCTGTAAGTAGAATATTCTCCTGTTTTTTGAGCTGCCATTACATTATTATTACTATGTACTGAATATCCCAATATTTTAGTAAATGATATTTCAGGATCAATTAAACCATCATTCCTACGATTATAAAAATACTCATGAGAGACTTCTTTATTTTTAATAATAGTTTCAATAGATTTAAATTTTATACCACTTTTTGTTTGCCATAAAAAGAAACCTGCAGTGCTACTATTTGCACCAACAGGAACTGCCCTAGAAGATAACATAGGAACAAGAGTAAATGGTTTTCTCATGTTGCCTATAAAATTAACTTTAGTAGAAGATTTTTCAATATCTTCTTTATCATAATCACATTCTAATATATCAAGAAAATCTGCTATAACTTCATCAACTCTTTTTTGCTTATATTTTTTGATAATTCTTTTATTTAAATTAGTAATACCTTCTTTAGATACTAAATGTAATGTAAAAGTTTCTTTTTGTTTTTCTGATGCATAATCACTAACTTTATTAACATACATTGTAAGTTCAAGTTTACCAGGAGTTTCTTCTCTATGAAGCTCAATTGGGGTAGTAAAATGTAATTTAACTTCTTCTCCACCTCTAATTGGGAGAGTATTGTAAACTCCCTCTCCAGATGATGTAACTCCCATAGTCGCAGTAATAACTGGAGACATTAAGTCTTCAAAATATTGAAAAAAGGTAATACCCAACCTCATATCAACGGCTGTGTTAAGATCTCCTTCACCACCTAAAGGATAAATTTCTATTTTTTCAAATGTTGAACCTTGGGTTGGTATTGCTGACATTAGGTGAACGCAGAATCAATTGTTTTTAAAGAAGATAATATTGATTTACCACTAGTTACAATTAAAGGAGAGGAAGTTTTATTTTCACCTGCTGGTATAGTAGTATTATTATTAGTCATATTATTTATTGGCATAGGAACCATAATTGGATTCTTTGAATTTTTAATAGAAGATAACTTCTCACCAGTATTCATAGTGGATTGCATCCAATCATTTTTGCCTGGTTGCATCCAATGGTTATTATCTGGGTTACCTCCCATAAAATCAAAATGAACAGGATCATTACTACCTTGCCATCTCCATCCATGCTTCGATGCATTTTTCAACATCCAATCATGTTCAGGAGTTCCTACAGCTAAATCAACTGCCCATCCTTGTACATGAGGTGACTTATCGACTGGAGCAGGAGTGATAACATTAACACCATCCTCAGAAGCAATCAACTGTTTTTGCTTTTCTGGTGATCTATAAGAAGATGTAACTGCTTTAGTAAGATCTACACCATCTTCTGCAGCAGCTTTAAGAATTCTTGTCCATCCTCTAGCAGCATCAGGATTTAAAATTATCCTTCTACTGTACATATCTAATCCTAGACCAGAAGGAGTCAGAACTTTACTAGATTCCTTGCCGTCACCTGCAGCATTTTTATAAGTGTTTGAAAATGATGCTAATCGTTCTGCTTTATGTGCCTTCACCTCATCAGAACCAAAACCATGAGCTTTTATTAGTTCATTCCTTTTTCTAACATATTCAATTTTAGCTAGAATTCTTTCCTTTTCTTCTGGGTTATTCACATCTTTCATCATAGAAAATGATTCTTCATTAACAGTAGTAGTTACAATTTTTGTTTTTTTCTCAACCTCTTTTTCTTCTGGGATAATTTCACCTATTCCTTTAGCAGTTTGTTCCTTAATTTCAGGATTGACAACCTTATTATATTGAGTCATATTAAGTTCTTTAGGTGGATCACCTTCAGTCATATCTTGTGCTTTTTTAAGTGGTGGATTTTCTTCCGTAGCAGGTTGAAATGAAGCAATTGCTTTCTTAGTTTCCTCAAGATTGGATTCCATACCTTTTCTAGCAGAATCTAAATCATTTTCAAGTTCAGTCATTTGCTTTGCTACTTCTTCAGCATCTTTAGGAAGAGTATCTTCTTTATTGAAAAGATTAACTACATTTTCAGCACCATCATATATGTCACTCATTACTCCCATAATTCCAGTAAGTGCTTCACTTACCGTTTCAAAAACTTTTCTCAATTTTGCTGTTGCTTCAGTAATCCATGCAAAAATCTTAGGTAGTTTATCAAGAAGCCACCCAATGAAAACAGCAGCAGATGCTGTCAATACTCTTGAAAGTATATTTCCTGAGGTAGAAGCAATCTTTTTCCCAACTGATACCTTACCTTCTTTTGGAGTTGCTTCAAGTCCTTTTTCTTTATCTGCTTGATTCTTAGCACTTAGTAATCTAGCAGTTTGAATTTTTTTAGTTTGTCGTATTTTTTGTTTCTGTTGTATTCTATCTTTAAACGAATTTCTAATCCCTTCAGATGTTTGTTTTATAGAAGAGACACCAAAAGAAATAATATCAAAAGCTTCAGAAGTAGGTATCAGTTTCATTATGTATCCCCCTGCTGATAGATATGACTATAAAAGAATCTATAATCATTATCGGTATTATGTGTGAATAAATTTGGTAATTCAGATGCATCTCCCATATTCATTGATCCACCTTCTCCCATTGCAAGATTTTGATCCATTCCAGAAGAGAATGGAATAATTTCAAAATTAGGTGAAGAATCTGAATCAAAGGATATAGAACTAATTTTTTCATTATTAAGTTCACGACTAATTTCTGCTGATGATGATAAATTCATATTTTTATCTTTTTCTACTGATAATTTCTCAAAAGATGGTGGCAATTCTTTCTTCTGATTTTTCTTAACATCCATGATGTCCCACCATTGATTTTTATTGTCAACATATCCTTCAAAATTAGGATTTTCAAAAAAGTCAACCGATCCATCATCTCTAGTTTCAAATAAGAATTTTTTCTGACTATCTTCAAGTTCTGGCATGGTAGTAATATCATCATCAAATAATTCAGGAAATTGTAATCTTACATTCTTTTCATACTTTGCTCTAATCTCCATATGTTTTGCTTTAACCATATTAGAAGTTTCCACCCTATAATCTGATGCTGCTGATCCTGATGCATTTACATCACCTTGAATTGCTGTAAGAGCTGGTTGTCTTTCTGTTCTAATTAATCTTTCAGAATCTTTAAATTCTTGTTGCATATTCTTGACCATAGTTTCTTTCAAGTGCATTGCATTTATATAATTCTGATATCTTTTATCAGCATTAGCTAATGCAGTTTCGCCATAATTATCAATTATCCATTTTCTATGTCCTGGATTTATTATGTTAATCTCAGCACTCATATTTTTACCTGTATCACCAGCAGCTATGTTAATAGGTCTTCCCATCAAACTTCCATACTTATCATCACCATTTGCACCAGTATCACCTTCCCACATTTTTACACGGATAGGTTTCTTAGTTTTAGGATCAAGGAATAATGCACCAGTTCCCATATTTTTAACATCCAATCCTGCTGCTTCAGTTCCTTCTCTTAGGTTTGAATCAAAGTTTTCAAATTCACCACCACCAGTAATTTCTTTTTTTAATGCTTTAACTCCAAAATACATTCCTACCCCTACACCCAATACAACCCAAGTCCAAGGGTTTGCAAGAAGTGCAAGAACTCCTGGTATTCCTACCTTTAATCCAGCAATAAGTAATTTTAAAGAACCAATAATACCAACAAGATTAACAGCAGCAAATATAGTACCAGCAACTACTAATGATTTTATAATCGTATTCTTCATTTTATTAAATTTTTCCATATCACCATCTTTCCATGCTTCTAGCATCTTTGCACCTTTATCCAATATAAAACCACCAAAAATAGCACTAAAAGCATCAAATAATCTTTGGAAAATATTTTTACTTTTTGCTACTGCTTTATCTGCTGGTTTTACAAGTTCTTTTTCATTTTTTAACTCAAGAAATTTTTCAGCCTTGCTTTTTTTAAGTTTATCAATTTCTCTTTTACTATCTATTTTATCATCTCTAGCCGCTTCTTTGTCAGCAACTAACTCTGCAGTCAAAGCATCACCAATTGCTTTTAAATTATTGTTTACTGTAACAATACTTTGATTAATCTCAGTAAATTTTTCTATACTTATACCACCACCAGATTCTATAGCATCTACTCTTTTTTCTAATCCAATAACTCTTGCAAGAGTTTTTCTTTGTAAGCCAAACGATTTACCCATTGTCTCATGAGAGGCAAATGGTTTTGCTCCAGATTCTTTTTCTCCTGGCGGTTTGGGTAAATCCATTTATTGTTTCTGTTGTGCCTTAAGATTCTCCTCTTCAATGTGATTTTTTAATAAACTAATGTATATTTCCCGTTCCCACGGAATCATATTTTCAATATCACTCAAACTATATTTATGATGCTGCATGAGAGCGAAGTTGATCCTGTAATAAGATACAAGATCTTCATGCAACATCGCTAGTTGAAAAAAGCTGCTAAACCCTCCAACTTAATACTATTTTCTACTTTGGTCTTGGGATTTGTTATCTTCAATTCATGAGTAAGTTTTGGCATTGTAGTAAAGAACTGCTCTAATTCTTTAAACTGTTTAGAACCTAAACCCTCTAAGAATGCAATCATTTCTTTTTTAGTGAAATCTGCTTCACTCCAAGTCTCTTCTTTATTAAAAATCATTTCAACACAACCAGCAATCATGTCTATAGATTGTTCAAATCCAACACCATCAACTGCAAAATTTTCTTTAATAAATTGATCTAATGAAGGATACTTCATCCTCATAGTTAATGTATCGTCAAGTGTAATATCTTTGTTATGGGCAGGATCAAAAGTAACTTGAATAGCATCTAAATCTACAGTAATTGGAACTTGTGTCTCTCCGTCATCGGGGCAAGTGATCATTACTTCTACAGATTCACCAACTGACTTACCTCTAACATTTAAAAATAGATATTCTATATCAAATGTAGATAGTTTATCAATTTTAATACCTCTAGACAATATACAATTAGTTAATACCTGTTTAACTGCTCTAGCAATATCTTGAATATCATTACTTTCCATAGCAATGACTAGAATTTTTTCTTCTTTAACTAAGAAAGGTCTATATTTAATTTTTTTCTTAGAGGAAGGAATCACCAACTCATAGGTTGGTGCATTAATCTTAGGTAGTGGCATCAGTTTTTCCTTTAATTGTGGCACATATGTAAGCCAATGTAGACTTAAATGCGTTGCCTTGCAGTTCATCAAACATAAACATATTCAAACGAAACGCATAGTTTGCTTCAGTAACGATAGCAGATACCTGCGATTGTGTTACAGGCAACTTATTTAGTGTGGCACGATAATTATTTTTAAAATCTTTCTTATTATCAATTTCTGGGAAATTATAGAACTCTAGTCCACGGTCTTGTAGGTTGAGAGCTTTCTCTGCAATGTTCTTAAGAATCTGTCCACCAGATAGATCTCCAAGATATCTTGTATAATGATGTCCTATTAGAAGTTCTGGATCCTCATGAGCAACCTCTCCAATACGAGCAACATATTGTTTACATGCTTGTGTAGGGTAGATAGTATCTTTCCAGTTATAACCATAAAAATATTCACAGTCCTTTGCTAGTGCATCAACACGGTAAAGTTCTGGAATATTTAAAGGTGCAACTAAAGGATTGTCCTTTAGTCTTCTAATTTCTTTTTCTATCTCATGGTATACAAAATAAAAATTACTAATAAGTTGTCTATAATTTTCTTCACTTACTACACCACGGAGAAATGACGAAACAAATTTTGTGTTCTCTGCTGCTGAATGAGATTGTTTAGTTCCCTCTTTCAGATCTTTTGCGAGTCCCATATACAAATTACTACTGTTTATATTATAACATATATTTTATTCATTGTCAGAAGACAATGATGCTTTGTATAAATTCATTTGTTCAGTAGCAGTTGGTTGACCATCTGGACCCCATTCTTGATCTTCAACTTCTGATTCATAAATTTGAGAGGTAGAATCATTTGTTTTTTCCAACGAGTTTCCAACACTAGACGGTGTTGGTACACCACCATTAGGATAAAAACTTCTCTTATCAAGGGAATTGATAGGACCAAAGAAGTATCTATCATAAGTAAATGTTACTTGAACTTCTAATACTTGGTTACCATCATAAGAAACAGGCATTGCTGATATAGCAACAGGAAACGCATTTAAAAAAGTATATTCAACACTTCTAAAATGGTCTTTATTAAATTTTTGTATTCTTATAGTATCTACTTTATATTCTTTTGGCCACTGCATACGATGATAGTATGCAATATGAGATGTATCTGCACTATCATTTGATGTGCCATAATGTGATCCAGAAGCTATAAACTCATGCCACAGTTCAAAGAATTGTAATGCTCTATAATCACTATCAACATAGAAAGTAAAAGAAGAATCTGTATAAACCCTTGAGTGAGCAAACTTTTCCACTATACCCATTCTATTACCTTCAACCTGTGCTGTAGCCATTGAAGTTGCTGGTAACTCAGCACTATTACACAATAAACCAAGGTCTCTACTAATAAAGAAATTACTAACTCTAGGTTGTCTGGAATTAATATATCCTCTAAGTTCTTGCATAGCAGCAAAACCACTGAAGAAAACTTCATAATGGTTTGTAGTAGCAACTTTTTGAAATAGACTACGAATCTGTTCTGTTTTCTTTACTCTTGGGTAGACTGGCACAATAAATACCTTTAGGGATCTTTACGACATATGGCTCGTTCAGGAAGATACAGACCTTCTAATATAACAAAGTATAGAGGGGACTATCGTAATATTATTTATCGTAGTTCTTGGGAAAAAATTTTTATGCGTTATTGTGATAAGAATGATAACATCATAGAATGGGGAAGTGAGGAAGTAATAATACCATATAGATCACCACTTGACAATAGATTACATAGATATTTTCCCGACTTTTATATAAAAGTAAAAGACCTTTCAGGAGCACCTAAGAAGTATATTATTGAAATTAAACCTAAAAGACAATGCACTGAACCAAAAATTCAGAAGACTAAAAGTAGAA